GGCGGCGCGAAGGCCGCCGTGGGTGGCGTCATCACCTGGGATGCCGCGACGCTGAGTGCCGCCGGCGACTACACCCTCAAGGTGACCGCCTCCGATCTGGACGAGGCAACCACCGACACCATCGCCATCACCGCCGCCGGCGGCGGCTGACCGCCGAGCATCGCCCCTTCCACCCGTTAACCCTTGGCCCCGCTTCGGCGGGGCCTTTTCGTATCCCATTCCGAGAGAGAAATCACCATGGATCTGCAGATTCTTCTGGCGCTGGGCGTGCTGAGCTTCGATGCCCTGAACGCCTACATCAACAACCTGCCGCGCATCTCCACCCGCCTGGCCGATATGGGCCTGTTCCAGGAACAGGGCCTGGTCGGCACCACCATCGTCAAGGTGGGTATCAACGGCACCAAGCTGGTGCTGGTCCCGAACGTGCCGCGTGGTGCGCCCGGCCAGCCCAAGGGCCTGGAGCGTGGCAAGGTGAAGCTGCTGGAAACCACCCACCTGCCGCAGAACTCGACGGTCATGGCTGACCAGCTGCTGGGTGTCTATGACCCGGCCGACCCGGAAGGCAACAACGTTGCCGCCGTGGTCAACGCGCTGCAGGTGGTGCACAAGCGCGACCTGGACTTCACCATCGAGTACCACCGCATGGGCGCGCTGCAGGGCAAGCTGCTCGATGCCGACGGCTCGGTGATCATCGACTTCTACGAAGAATTCGGTGTCGACCAGTCCGTCATCGGCATGGAGCTGAACAAGGATGCCACCAAGGTCCGCGCCAAGTGCATCGCCATCAAGCGCGCGATCGAGGACAAGCTGGGCGGCATCCCGTACACCGGCATCCATGTGTTCTGCAGCGCCGGCTTCTTCGACGCCCTGACCGATCACCCGGAAGTGCAGAAGGCCTACGAGCGCTGGCAGGACGGTGCCGCGCTGCGCGACGACGTCCGCAAGGGCTTCGTGTTCGGCGATATCACTTTCGAAGAGCTGCAGGGCAACACCGGCGGTGACCTGGCCCTGGCCGACGGTGAGGCCATCGCTTTCCCGCTGGGCGTGCCGGATATGTTCCTGACCCGCTTCGCGCCGGCGGACTACCTGGAAACGGTGCGCGGTATCGGCCTGCCTTACTACACCAAGACCGCGAAGATGCGCATGGACAAGGGCATCCAGCTGGAAAGCCAGTCCAACCCGCTGAACATCAACACCCGACCGGATGCGGTGATCCGCCTGAAAGCCGGCGTGAAGTAAGCCAGCAGTGCCTGGCCCGCTTCGGCGGGCCGGGCAGGAGGGTGTATGGCCCAGATCAGGATCGGGGTCGACCCCGACGACGCCTTCGGGCGACAGCTGACCGAACTGGAGCAGTCCCAGCTCCCCTACGCCGCATCGCAGGCCGCCAACAAGGTGGCCTACGAGATACGTGAGCGCTGGAAGCGCCAGGCGCCGCGGGTATTTGATCGCCCGACGCCGCTGACCGTAAACGCGGCCATGTACCGCAAGGCCACCAAGGCCCAGCCGTACGCTGAGATCTTCATCCGCGACGAGGCATTCAAGGGCACGCCGCCGGCCAAGTATCTGTTGGCCGAGGTGGATGGCGGTCAGCGTCGCCGGAAGGGCTTCGAGCGGCTGCTGCAGAGCCGAGGTCTGCTGTCGCCGACGCAGTTTGCGGTGATGGGCCGCGGCGCCCAGGCGAACCAGTTCGGCAACGTGCCGGCCGGCCAGGTGACCAAGATCCTGTCCCAGCTGGGCGCCCAGCGGGACGGCTACCAGAACGAGACAAGCGTCAGCCGGAAGCGGCGGCGGGGCAAGCGCAACAACCGTGATGGCGAGTACTTCGTCATCACCAGGCGCCGCGGCGTGCTGCGCCCGGGCATCTATGAGCGGATCGGGCGCGGATCCGGTGTCCGATCCATCTTCATCTTCACCACCACGGCCGCCTACACGCCGCGTTACGACATCTTCGGCATGGCCGAGGACACCTGGAAGCGGCTGATGCCTTTCTTCCTGAAGCGCGAGCTGGAGAAGGCCATGGAAACCGCGAGGCCACTGCCTTGAACCAGAGAGCTTTCATGCAGGCCTTCGACGCAGCTGCGTTCGGTGCCTTCCGTGCAGCCGGCGTCGCCGATGCTGCCCACTACAAGGATTCGGCCAGCACGGACGAGGTGCCGTGCACGGTGCTTCTGGACGAGACAGTCGAGCAGTTCACACCGGATGACGTAGCACCTGTTGCGACCAACATCATCCGGGTCACGCTGCAGCTGGCCGAGATCACCCCAAGAGCTGGCGCCGTGGTGCGCATCGACGGCACCGGCCGGCAGCTGAAGCTGGTGCAGAAGATCCGCGGCGATGAATCGACAGCGGTGTGGGAGGTGGCCAATGTCTGATCGCGCCCCCAGCCCACGGAAGCAGCTGCTGGTGGCCATGGGCACGACACTGCAGCTGATCAGCACAGACAACGGTTATCTGACCAACGCCGGCGCGGGCTGGACGCTGGAGCCCGCGCCGGGCGACCAGGACACCCAGACTGTGCTGACGGCCGTGATCGAGAAGCAGCAGCGGGCGGAGAGCCCGTCGAAGGTCAACACGCACCGCCTGACCACGGTCAGTGTCATCGCCAAGGTGCCTTCCGATACGGAGGCATACCAGCAGGCGCTGGACGATCTGGTGACCGACATCGAGGCGGCCATGGACAGCCGCGAGGTGGCCCGCAACTTCCCTGACGGTATCCAAGTGCCGGTGTACGTCGGCATGGAGCCGCTGCTGCCGGAGAAGGCAAGCGCCGGCTGGGTGGGAGCACTGCTCACCTATCAGACCCACATTCCCAAGATATAACCCGCCGCGCAGCGGCAACCCAACTGGAGAGCCACCATGGCCGAAGATTACAGCTACCTGGGCAGCGGCATCGTGCTGATCCGCGAGTGGAACACCAACGATCCCTTTGAGGAGGTCGGCAACGTCTCCGCGTTCGCCATTGCACCGCAGACCAACACGATTGAGCTGGCTGACAACCAGAACCCCGGCGGCGGTACGGCCAATCGCGTCGATCGCGTGACCGGCTACAACCTCAACTACACCTTCCACGACTTCAACCCGGCCAACTTCGCCCGGGCAACTCGCGGTAAGGCCAGCAGCATCGCCGCCGGCACCGTTGCCGATGAGCCGGTCGTGGCGGTGCCGGGCAGCTTTGCACCGCTGTCTCGCCTGGCTTCGGAAGTGACTGCTGTGAAGGCGGCGACGGGCAGCACGACCTATGAAGCCGGTAAGGACTACCGCTTCGAACGCGGCATGCTGTTCATTCCCGCAGGCTCGGCCATTGCCGCGCCCACTGCGGCGGGCACCCCCAACATCAAGGTCACGTACAAGAACGCTGACCTGGGCCATGTAGAAGCGGCTGTCACCTCGCAGAAGTTCTACGAGATGCAGTTCTACGGCGCCAACGAAGCCCGTGGCGGCAAGATGGTGCGCCTGGTGGCGCACAAGGTGACCGGCGGCGTGATCGAGAGCATGGGCCTCATCGGCAATGAATTCGGCGCGGGCAGCGTGCCTGGCGCGCTGCTGAAGGACGCGTCCAAGGCCACCGGCTCGGACAAGTCCGCGTACTTCTACTGGCAGCAGGAGAAGTAACCCGTGTCGGACCTGGACGTGATCATTCCCCCGGCACGCACAGTGCCGTTCCGCGGCGAGCAGTTGGAGGTGACCCCTCTCCGCCTGCAGCAGATTGGTCCCTTCATCACCGCCAGCCGGACCATCATCGCCCGGGTGGCGATGATCGCCGGCGCGGTCGAGGGCTCACCGGCCGCCGCCACCGGCGCCATCCTGCTCGACATGCTCGAGCAGGACAGCGAGGTCATTGCCGAGGCCCTGGCCGTAGCTGTCGGCCGGGAGGCCGAATGGATCGGCGGTGGCACCTTGGACGAGGTTGCTGATCTGCTCGAGGCAGTCGTCGGGCTCAACCGCGATTTTTTCGCCCATCGCCTGCGGCGCCTGCTGCTGCAGGCCAGGCCGCCGGCGGAAGAAAGCCCGAACTCGGCGACGTCGTCCACTTCCTGATCGCGCGCGGCCACCGGCTACCGGAGGTCCTTTCGTACACCCTGGCGCAGCTGCGCGGGTTCACCGCAGCTGCGGCACGCGATGACTGCGATCGCGTCGCCCAGTTTGCCGTGGCCGCCCGCATGGCCATGGGGGCGGAGCCAGGCGATTGGCAGAAGTACCTGGCCGCCCTGAGCGGCCAGGCCCAGCACCAGCAGAATAAAGGAAAACAGTCCAATGGCTGACCCATCTGCAAACCTGCGCGTGCGCATCAGCGCGGATCTTGCCGATATCAGGCAGGGCTTGGGCGTGCTCACCCGCCAGCTGCGCGAGGTGCGCACGGAGGCGGCCCGGCCCCTGCCGGCCAAGAACAACATCAGCGACCTGGGTATCTCCGCCGGGCAGACCGCGCAGGCGATGCGGCAGCTGCCGGCGCAGTTCACTGACATTTTCACCAGCCTGCAGGGCGGCATGCCGTTCTTCACGGTGCTGGTGCAGCAGGGCGGCCAGATCAAGGACAGCTTCGGAGGCGTGGAGCCTGCGCTGAAGGGCGTCTCGTCGGCGCTGCTGGGTATGGTCAACCCGTACACCGTCGCTGCCGCGGCGGTCGGCCTTGTGGTGGTTGCTTGGTACGACGCAGAGAAGCAGGCCGAGGCGTACACGCGAGCGCTGGTGCTGTCGCGCAACGAGGCGGCCGCGACCACGCTGACGCTGGTCACCATGGCCCAGAAGACCAGCGACGCGCTGGACGTGTCCGTCGGCGCAGGCGCGGAAGCTGCGCAGGCGGTGGGGGCGAACGGGAAGATCGCCGCGCAGAATCTGCAGGCTGTGGCCAACGCTGCCGTGGCCATGAAGGAAGTCAGCGGACAGGCGCTGGAGGACACCATCGCCCTCTACGCGAAGCTGGCGGAAGACCCGGTCAAGGGGGCGCAGAAGCTCAACGAGCAGGTCAACTTCATGACCGTGGCTCTTTACGAGCAGGTCAAGGCGCTCCAGGAGCAGGGGCGCAACCAGGATGCGGTGACGGTGATCACCCGAGCCGCTTCCGATGAGACGGTGATGGCGTTGGCCAGGGTTCGTGCCAGCCAGAACCCGGTGATCAGCGGGTGGAAAAGTCTCTGGGCTGAGGCCACAAGGGCTTGGCATGTGATGCAAGTGAATGCTGGTTTCGGACCTCAGGCCGACCAGATGCAGAAAATGCTGGCAGACAACCGTCGTGATGTTGCGCGCCTGAACGCCCTTGCGGCATCTGACGATCCCATGGCAAGAAATCCTCACATCCTGGCCGCAATCGAAAAAGACGTTAAGAATCGCTCTGACAAGATCAAGGCCTTGGCAGCTGATCTGATCAAAGAGCGGAAGGATGCTGAAATCAAAGCAGCGCAAGCTGCCTCGACCGACTTCGTTGCTGAGATGGACACCATCATCGCTGCCCAAGCGAGCAAGGAGGAAAAGAAGCGCGAAGAAGTCGAGCGCATCAACGGTGAAGCTGAGGTTTCCCGTCGAAGGGCGCAGGCCTCCGGACTGATCGAAGAGGTGAAGAAGATCGAGGAGCGGCGTGCTGCAGCGGTAGCCGCTATCGAGAAAAAGTACAAGGAAAAGCCCAAGGCAGGTAACGGCTCAGCGGCTCGCGGTGCTGACCTGCAGGGCTACAGGGATGACCTAGTGGCAGAACAGGCCCAGATCACCGCCAGCACGCAGCTCCTGCGTGCTCAGTTCGCAGCTCGCGAGATCTCCGCTTCGGATTACTACAGCCGCATGCGAGAGTTGGCGCAGCGGGGGACTAACGCTCAGACACAATCGGTGCAGCAGCAGATCGACTATCTGAAGGGGCAGTCGGTTAACGTCAAGGAGGCCATCACCGTCAACCGTCAGCTGGGTGAGCTTGAAGCCCAGCTTACGAAACTGCGAACTGAGGGGGCGACGGCGCTCGAGCTGCTGAAGAAGGAAGAGGAGAGAACGGCCAAGGCCCGGGAAAACGCGCTGCGAGCCTATAGCGATGCACTGGATGCAAGCAACGCGGCGCTCCAGAGGCAGCTCGACACGATGGTCGCCGGCGTCGGGATGGGTGATCGCCAGTACGAGATTCAGCAGCGGATCAATGATGCATACGCCGATCAGGCAGAGAAACTGCGCGAGCTCACCCGCCAGAGGGATGCCAGCGAGCTGACGGGTGCTGAATTTGAAGAGCGTAAGGCCACTCTGCTGGCCAAGACGATCGACCGCCTTCAGCTGATCAAGGACGGTTACGAGGATCTGCGTCAGGCCGAGGGCAACTGGCTGGCAGGGGCAAGCGCGGCGTGGGCGAACTACCAGCAGACTGCGAGCAACTATGCCCAGCAGATGGGCGACACGGTGGGCACCGTCATCGGTGGGTTCGAGGATGCTTGGGTGAAGTTCACCACCACCGGCAAGTTGAGCTTCTCTGACCTCACCAAGTCAGTGCTTGCTGACCTGGCCAGGATCGCCGCACGACAGGCAATCCTGGGCATCGTCAACGCGGTGGCCAGCACGTGGGGTGGCGGTGTGACTGCCTCCGGCAACCAGGCTGTCACCACGGGCACCAGCAGCATCAACAACGACCTCTTCCAGAAGATGAAGCTCGGTGGAGGCTACTCCACTGGCGGCTACACCGGTGATGGGGCAGTGAACGAGCCGGCAGGCGTAGTGCACAAGGGCGAGGTGGTCTGGTCACAGGCCGACGTAGCGCGCGCGGGGGGCGCGGGCATCGTGGAAGCCATGCGCTTGGGGCTGCGGGGGTATGCGAATGGTGGGATTGTCGGAGGCGGCGCAGCCGGTAGCCAGTTCGGTGCGGTCAACATCCGCGTGCTGAATGCACCTGCTGGCACGACGGCTTCGGCCAGCAGGAACATGCAAGGCGGCTTGGACATCGACGTGCTTATGGGTGAGATCGACGCCGCGCTGGGTGGTCGGGTCGCGGCTGGAACCGGTGCTACCTACGCCGGCATCAAGAACCGGTTCGGTCTGGGAGACAACGTCTGATGGAGACCATGCCCAGTATTGCCCGCGTGATGTTCGAGGGGCAGAAGCGCTCGTTTGACCCGGACGTAGAGCGCGACGAAATGGAACGTGGCGTGGCCAAGCAACGCATCAGGAATACCCAGGTGACGATGAAGCAGGCGCTCACGCTGTATTTCAGCAGCATCGAGGACGCCACAGCGTTCGACAACTGGTACTTCGATGAGATCCGCCGGATCGGGTGGTTCTCGATGATCCACCCATATACCGGTAAGTCGATCACTGCCCGGTTTGAGAACGGCGCCATTGGCGATCTGGTGCCAGACGAGAAAACGGCAGGTGATTACCGCCTCGATGCAGTCCTGGAGTATCTGCGATGACCTTCACTGAACGCCGCCAGCGCGTGACGGACACCACCGGCACGCTGGTGTTGCTGGAAGTGTCCGCGCCGTCATTTGCCGAGGTCCTTCGCATCGTCAATGACACCCAGGACTGGACCAGCAACGGGGTCGTGTATACCGGCGTGCAGTTCGGGTTCAAGCTGCCGGACGATGTGAGCGGCCAAGCACCGCGTGCGCAGCTGGTGCTGACCAATGTGGGCCGGGCCATTACAGAGGACCTGGAGCGGCTCGCGCCGGGAGAGCTGGTCACGGCGCGCATGATGATCACCGACCGTGCTGATCCCAACGTCATCGAGCAGGACCACTACCTGCCCATGACCAGTGTTCTGGTCAATCCGCAGACCGCCACCGCCGCCTGCGGGGTGGACTACCTGACTCGTCAGCAGGCAGTACGGCTGCGGTTCAACCCGCATGTCAGCCCGGGGCTGTTCTGATGCGCCTGGCCGATGTGGAGCGATTCACCGCGCTGCCCTACGACGCCGACACGTTCGACTGCGCCGACCTGGTGGCGCTGGTGCAGCGCGAGTTGTTCGGCCGGTCCGTGGCCATGCCGGGCAGGCGACCTCGCGGCGCCCGCGGCGCGGCGGTGCTGGGCGAGTTGTCCGCACCCTACGCCCGGAGGCGAGAGGGGCCACCGGAGGATGGCGACCTCGTACTGATGATCGACCACGGACAACGTAGCCCCGGCCATGCCGGGGTTTTCTTTTTCCTGGCCCACGAAGGGTGGGTTCTGCACAGCAACGAGCGTAACGGCTGCAGCGTTCTGCACCGCGTGCGCGAGATCCAAGGCTTCGGCCTACGCATCGAAGGATTCTACGAATGGGCCTGATGAATACCCCCGGCGGCGACGGCCGGCTGATCGTGACCCCGCACCCGGTGCTGGTGGACGGTCAGAAGAATGTGACGGCCGACCTGCGCCCGGGCGAGTCGCTGTACCGCTTCCTGATGCGCCATGTGGAGGATCTGGACGGCAACCGCTGGGAAGTGACCATCGGCGGCCGCAGCGTGCCGCGCCACCTGTGGCACCACGTCTACCCGAAGCACGGCCAGCTGATCGAGCTGCGCGGCGGTGTGGGCAAGGCTGCCATCGCCATCGTGGCCATGGTGGCGCTGACGTACTTCACCTTCGGCATCGGCACTGCAGCCTCGGCAGGCATGTGGGGCGCTGGCGCTGTCGCTGGCAGTTATGGCGCACTGGCAGCTACGGCGGTCTACATGGCGGGAGCTGTGCTGATCAACCAGGTGCTGGCACCGAAACAGCCCAAGGCCAGCGCCGCGGCGCCTACCAGCTACTCCATCAGTGCCGGGCGCAATCGTGCCAGGGCATATGAGCCGTTGGGGTTGCTGCTGGGCTCGGTGCGTATTGCACCGGATCTGATCAGCCAGCCGTATACCCACTACGAGGGTGACGATCAGTTCCTGTCGCTGGCTCTCACCCCCGGCATCAATGTCGACAGTGTCGGCGAGCTCTACAACGGCGACGCGCCGCTCTCCAGCTACGAGGGCGTGCAGGTTTGGCACAACGGGTTCCCGGCTATGGCCAGCGTGGAGCTGCCGCTCTACAGCAACGCCGACGTGGTCGACGGCGGTACCCTGCTGGACACCTCCAACGACCCCAAGGGCCGCCCGGGCGCGTGGGTGCAGCGCTCCAGTTCGCCCGGTGCCGTGCGCCTGATGGTAGGCATCGAATTCCAGCTGTTCGACAAGACCAGCAGGGGCAAGGACAAGCTCAACCAGGAACAGATCGAGATCCAGTACCGCGCCGCCGGCACCCAGGCCTGGCAGGTGTACGGCAACTACCGCGTCACCGGTTCGACGGCAAAGACCCAGCGTGTCAGCTACACCCTCGACGTGGCCGAGGGTCAGTACGAGGTGCGGGTGCGCGCGGCAGGCCGCAACACCGACCGCAGCGGCGCGCAGGCGTCGTTCACCTGGACCACGCTGACGACGGTGCAACGCGACACCGGCGACTATTCCGGGATTCCCCGGATTGGCGTGCGCATGAAGGCCACCGGGCAGCTGAACGGCGCGCCCGATGAGCTGCGGTGCGTCGCGTATTCGCGGCCAATCCCGGTCTGGAAGGGCACGGGTTGGGTCACCGAGCGCACGAGTAACCCGGGCGCGCAGATCCTCGCCTACGCACGCGGTATCTATGCGCCCAACGGGAAGCTGCTGGCCGGCATGGCGCTGCCAGACCGCCAGATCGACATCGAGGGTCTGAAGGCCTTCATGCTGCACTGTGCTGCCAACGAATTCGCCTACGACCACTGGATCACCGAGGTGCGCAGCCACCAGCAGGTGCTCGACATGGTGGCGCTGGCCGGATTCGGCCAGGTGTCCTGGCCGAGTGGGCGCCTGTCGGTGGCGTGGGCCGCCGACGAGCAGCCGCTGTCCGGTGTGGTCAACATGGCCACCATCAAGAAGGGCCAGTTCCAGGTGGACTACATGCTGGCGAACGCGGCCGACGGCATCGAGTACACCTACCTGGACCGCACGACCTGGGAGGCGAAGACGCTGCGCGTTCCCGCGCCAGGCGTAGAAGTCATGCTCAACCCGGCCCAGGTGACGGGCGAAGGCGTCACGACCGAGGCTCACGCGGCGATGCTGGCGCGGTGGCACCTGGCCCAGACCCTGTACCAGTACAAGTCGATTGGCTACAGCACCGATATCGAACACCTTTCCTACAGCCGCATGTCGATGCTGGCGCTGCAGCACGACATGACGCAGTGGGGCTACGGCGGCCGGATCATGGGCGCCGCGGTGGTCGGCGGGCGTATGGTGCTGGATCTGGACGAGCCGGTGCCCGCGCCGCCGCAGGGTAACGCTTTCGTGGGCCTGCGCATCCCGGGGGAACGCGTCTACCGGGTCATGCGTGTGCAGCCGTTCACAGGGACTGCGCGATCGCTGACGCTGGTCGACCCATGGCCGCGCGATGCAGCCGTGCCCGGCAACAGTGAAGCCAACCCGGCGTGGGACACGCTGTGGATCTACGACTTCAAGCAGACGCCTGGCCTGCGCGTGCGCGTGACCAGCATCCGGCCGGAGAGCGACCTCAAGGGCGCGGCGGTCGAGGTCGTGGCCGAGAGCCCCGAGTTCTGGCATTACGTGAAGACCGGCGAATACATTCCATCGCCGAACGATTCGCTGCTGCAGACCCGGCCGGTGGTCAGTGACCTGAAGATCACCGAGCGTCAGGTGGTGCAGGGGGACACCGAGTACACCGAGCTGCAGGCCACCTATGCGGTGACTGGCCCGGTGGGCGACGTGAAGGTGCTGAGCGACCTGGACGGCAACAGTGAGCTCGAGGAAGTCGCGCGCACGACCACGCGCACCGCCTCTTGGCGCATCCCCGGCGCTGGCGTCTATCCGATCACGGTCCGCCCCTACAGCCCAGAGGGCGCGGCAGGTATTGCCGCGTCGGTGATCTACACCACCCGCGGCGCCGACGCGCCGCCGGTGCTGGTGGACTTCTTCGATGTGGAGCAGCTGAGCGGCGGCGTGCGCAGGTACACCTGGGGGTTCTTCAGCGACACGATCCAGTCGGCCAACTTCGCCGGCGTGGAGATCCGCTACGCCGCCGGCGCCGTTGACGCGCCGAACTGGAGCACCATGACCCCGCTGGGCGACGACGGCTATCACCCGTCCGCGTTCGAGGCCGTGTTGCCCGAGGCCGGTCAGTGGACGTTCGCGATTCGCTCGCGCAACACCGTTGAGCGCGGCAACCTGGGCATCGGTGTAGGCACGCGCCGCAGCCACGGCCTCACCGGCGACGCGCAGGTCCTCCGCAATCCGGTCGAGGATCTCCTGGGTGATGCGGTTGTTGGCCGCCAGCGCCTGCTCGTAGGCGGTGCTGGTGGACTTCTTCGATG